AGGGTCAGTAGCAACCTCAAATACGCCGTGAACTTCAATGATGTCAGCAACATTCAGGGAGATGTGCTCGTCCTGAACTCTTGTACCAAATGGATAGTTGCCAAAGGTAAGTCCATCATTAAGGGTGGTAGAACCAATACCAGATGCGCTTCTTGTGGACTTATCAACAATGACAGAGTTTACTCTGTTCTTGACCTTGACCTTTGCTTTGGGTTTGATCTTAGTAAGAGTTGTGACGAGAGTCGCCTCATCATCAGTTCCCAAACCATAGATGTTCAGTTGGTTAGAACCGGCATTTAACTGAACTTTATCGGATGTCAGTTCTTCAGTTGTGCCATCACTTCTGATGAGAGTGTATCTTTCAGGAGTAAAGGGTAAGAATGTTTCATTACTTTCTGCTGTAACTGTAGCAGAAAGTTGGTTGTCAATGATATTGACCTGCTGAGTCTTTCTAATAACCAGTGAGGCGTTAGTGAGGTCAACGTTTGAAATGTTAGACTTGGGAAGAGCAGTGAAGAGGGTGCTGTCTTCAGCGGTTGCCAATTCACCACCAATAACTTTCAGGTCACTGATAGTAGCAGCAGAAGTAGGAAGTGCTCCATTAGCAACTCCATCAACAGTCGATACACCGGTTACAGTGATAGAAGAAGTAGCAACACTTACAACGGATACAAAAGTTGGGTCTTGTGAAAGATTTCCTGTAAAGGAAAGAACATTACCCGCCTTGATTTGACCTGGGAAGAGAGGGTTAGTGGACCTAATGACAGATGTAAAGTCATTAGCAACTGTAGTAATAGTAGCAACACCAACATTAAAGTTAGGTGCTAATACAACGTCAGCAGAGAAAGTTTGAGCAGCGCCAACTTCAGCACCATTTGCACTACCAAATACAGACAGAACATCGCCAATACCATGAGCAGTAACTGCTACAGCAACTCTAGTGTTCTCAACACCATCGATGATGAAGTTTTCATTAGCAATGAATGAACCAGCAGTTTCATACAAAGACAATGCTGTTGTGTTTGATGCTGCGTCTTTCAGGAAAGCAGTAGCACCACTTCTCTTACCTTTGATAAAGGTAGGAACAGACAGTGTAATAGGTTCGTTTAAAGTTATTTCTGTGACTGTTTGAACGTCAAACAGAGACATTCCCCACTGGTTTACATCAGCGTTTGATGCGTTGTATGTACCAGAGTCAAGACTAAAGTCATATACTCTTGCTAAACCAATTTCTTTACCAGCAATACCAGTTTGAGTATCACCAACTCTAGTGTCTCTAAGACTTAAAATGTAGGTATTACCAATACCTATAGTGGGAGAACCATGAACTCTGTTTAACTCCAGAGTTGCACCAGTCTCGTAGTTTATCTGTTGTTGCTTAAGAGTTTTTGTTGTCCTGGGTTTGGGAACATCAAGATATGTGGGAGCAGATGTCTCGACCTCATATCCTTTTACAAATGCTTTACCAGGAGAAAGTTGATATAATGCTAAGTCTTCAGATGGTGTAGAACCACCATAGGTTGTTTGACCAGCGTTGAATACACCTCTATTTCCTTTATAGTCATTGAGTGACTCTTTTACATTGAGACCAAATGACTTAACATAGTAGTCACCAGACTCAGCGTAAGTTCTCTTTGCGAGAAGATCTTGAAGGAAAGCGTAGTCTCTAGAGGAATTTCTTGTTCTTAAAATTCCGTTATTTACTGTTGCGAGTTCTACAAAGTTACTGTCATCAAAGTCAGTTAAATCTTTCTTGAACAGAGATGTGCTTATCTTAAGTCTATCAGCACCGGGAGCACCGAAGTTGTTGAAACCACCAGCATTGTCATTAAGAGAAGGGTCTTCACTAGAGTTGACAACACTTTCTTCAATGAGTAAACCAATTCTGTACGAGGGCGTATTAGAATATTGGTCTAAGATCAAAGTCTCATCAGAGACTGTCAGGAAAGAACCTTTGGCGAAATAGATGCCGTTATTGATAAAATATGCAGAACCAATCGCTGTCGCATCAGTTTGAACTGTAGAAGCAAAAGGCACACCAACACCAATAAGGGTATTGGCACTAGAGATAGTTGTGTTTGCAGTCAGAAGTTCGCCATCTCTAAAGACAGTCTCTTGGTTATTACTTCCAGAACCGGTATAGTTCAAATATAAAGTAACTTGTCCTCTTGTGGACTCATCTGCTTTGACACACTTATCTACTACTGCTCTTACACCAGATGCTTGTCCAGTAATTTCTGCTCCAACAACTTGATCAATATAGTCGAGCAGTGGAATACCAAGATATGTGTTCTCAAGAACAACACAACGATAGTTCGTAGAATATGACGTGTTTCCAGGAATAACCTTAGCACCCTCTTTGAAGAAGTGCTGACCAAACTTTTCAACCTGATTCTGCAGCATAGACTGCAGAGAGGTCAACTCTCTTGCCTGAACCGGATAACCAGGTTTGAATAGGACCTTATAGTACTCCTTGGAAGGATCAAAGTCGTCGAAATATGGAGCGACGTTGAGGTTGGTTTCCTGTGACATAATTCCTTAGAACTGCAAGATAATTTTGATATCTTCTTTTTGACTTGACGAACGAGTGATAGACGGTCTATTATCTACGTAAATGATATTACCCGTATATTTTTCAACTTCAGGTTGGGCGACCCCCTCCGAGAAGGACTGCCCCAGGTAATAAGTACGACTATTTATTTCGGTAGAAATACCCGTAAATGAAGTTTGGATCGCTAAAGTCGCGGAACCACCAACGATATTAAATGAACCACCTGTCTTAATGTCAGTGGTAAAACGGTTCAGTTTGAACCCATATTCTGGTGAAGTATTTTTGGTTCTGTCAGTATTGAAACCAGCGACGTTTCTGTCTTGCCAATACTTAAGAACACCAGTAACTTCATCATAAGAAACAACTCTACCAACAGCGGTAGAACCAACACCAATAGTTTGTGTAATAAATGCGTCAGCAGTAAATGTAGCAGAACTATAACCTGCTCCAGTCAGTTTCAGAGCATAAGTTGCTGCTGCCTTATCAGTCTCTAAGTTTGTGGTAGTATTGTACGCCTTGGGGTTCTGAACCAAACCAACTCTTGCAATCTCATTGCCTGTGATGAAGTCTGGGTTTTCAGAGTCATTTTCAATTCTAGAATAGATAAGAGCATTTCTTGCTCCCAACTCTCTATAGATGTCAGCACCATGTCCACCTTGAGGAGGAATGATGACATCAAAAACAGGTGAAGTGGTTCCTGTAGGAACACTTCCGGCAACGAGATCAACAGTTCCAAACGTGTATCCAGAACCACCCTTAGAAATAGTTACGGACTCAACTTTAGAATTGTTGTTGATAGAGATAGTACACTCCGCTCCGCTTCCATCACCTTGAATGGGAACTCTAGTATAAGTTCTATTTGCAGTTCCTAAACCAACTCCTCTATTTGTAACCTTTACAATCTTAAGTTGACCACTAGTTGCGGCATTACCTCTGACGGCAGAGATATTGGCGTTTGTTGTACTTGTCCAGTCCTTAGGAACCGGCATGAAGTTTGTGGAGTCAAACTTTACAATATCTCCAGGTGCGATAGTATAAAGATACTTCCAAATATATCCATCACCACTTGTTCCTGCTTCTTTAGGTTCTAAGTCAGTGAATGTGGGTTCATCAAGAGATGCTCTACCACTTGGGTTCTCTGGGTTGGAACCATTCTGAAGACAAATATAAACTCTGTAGTCAGAGTTCATTACATAATAGTTTGCATCGTAAAGGGAAACAGCGTTAGAGGGTTTAGAAGGATCCTCTGCTCTAACATTGTTTCTGTACATATCATAAGTGGTGCCTGATGCCCAGGTCACTTTTCTGATGACTTGCTTTACGTCATCAGTATCAATTTTCTTGAGAGCGATCATTGTATCCCAATAATCATTCTCTTCATTAAAATTATCTCTAGGATCCGGTGGATCACTATCCCAACCTGCAACTACATCCGTTGGGTTAGGCAAACCAACGAACGAGTAGAAAGAGTTGCTAGTGGATGCAACACTAGCAACAAAATCCTTTGCATTTAAAATACGAAGTTGTTCAGTTATAATCGCAGCCATTTGAGCCTAGTTTTTTTACTTATTTATAGGTTATGTTGTAGAGTATCCAATGAACTTCAGGGGTTCAAGGCGGTTGACAACAGCACCTGTTGTGATGCCAGTTGTGCCTTTCAGTGTGTAAGCATTGAATGCCACTGCACTCGATCTTGAACCAAGGTTAATCTTACCCCAAGAGAACTCACCGTAGAATTCAGTAAGTCCGATGCCACTAATATCACCAAGGTCTTCGACGCTTACAGTGACGTTCTTAACGTATGTAATACCCACGCCCGCGACAGCAGTTTGTGCTACGGATACGGCAGCGACTTCATAAACAGCATCCAGGAACTGAGTAGT